ATTCATCAGAATGTCCTGAATCATCGCCGAAACTAGTACCCCTATTTCAGTCGCCGCTTTCTTTTTTACCCTCAATTCCGCGCGGCGACGTTCGTTTTTGCGAATCACCTTCCCCATCCGTTCGATTGCTCTTTCCCCCACGAGCTGCTGAATCAAATCAGGTTTTTCCCCCAAAGAATCCAAAATCGCATCCGCGCAAATTGTTTGCAGGCTTTTGATGTTCATTTGAAATAGACGAAAAATAAAATCGCCCATCATTTTGAACACTAGTTAAAAGAATAGATCTTTCATAGAAAATGACAAGCGTATCTGCAACCGAAACTAAATCCGTGGACTCCAGGGATCAGCTTAGGAAAATGCTCAAAAGCGAGCCTCCGACCAACGAGGGCTCCCTGACTGCGCCTGAAGACAGAGACCCCGCTAAGAGGTGGAGACCCACTATGGCCGCCCCGCTGAACGACGAAGAAATGAAATCGGCAAAAGACGATTTGATCAACACATCTTACGTCACAAATTACACGAAAGCGGAAAGAAGCTACGCTGATCCAGTGCTTCCAGACCAACTCTTAGGCTTGATTTCTTTTACACCGGCAAAAGACGCGAAGCCCAACAAAAACGGAGTGTACGGGTTTGCAAAGCTCAGGGGAAACTACGCCACTCTGCTCGACGCCGACAAACGGGCAGAATTCCTCGTTCGAAATCACGACTCGTACAATCAGATTTCAACGTGCTACGTAGGCCGCCCTTTCCCGCTGACAGAGATGAGAAAGTTCTCCGACGAAATCCACGAAGTCGACCTCAACAAAGAAGCTGCTGAAAGCATGGGAAATGCCATCAAGAGGCAGCAAAAGAAGGACGCCAGAGAAATGCAGGAAATCAAAGACAGAGAAAAACTCCTCAAGGAAGATGTTAAGAAAAAGCCCGGCGACGACCCCTTTGAAGACTACATCACGGCGAGGGTGAAACGTGCCCAGCTTGTCTGGAACTACAAGGAGCATCAGAAAAAGATGGCCGAGGTGAAAGACCTCATTTTGAAGTGCCGCGATAAAATCGAGGAAATGGACAAAGAGTTTCCGGAATTCGACGGAAAGTACTTTGACAAATACAGACAAGCCCGTGTCGATGCGGGGCTGGATGAAACCACGGAAGAGTCTGAACAGAACTTTATGAAGTATCTAGTCAAGGACATCGAGCTTGACTTTTAAACAAAATAATTCTTTACTGAAAACAATAAAGAATGATAATCTCCACCCTAGCATTGATAGGAATAATAACCGGCACCGCCGCCGTCACAGCAACCGCAACATTAACTATAAAAGAATACAACGACAGGAAGAACACTCTCCCTCACAACAACTTTACCAGAATTGACGTGTCTCCCTGCTTGTTCTGCGATTACGAAGCCAATGCCCCGAATGAATCAACCGAAACTACATTATAATGCGGTAAATAAATGATTAAAAAAATAGAGATGCTAAAATGGGCTGCAATCGTTGTAGCAATCATACTTGTCGTTCTTGTCGTTCTTCATTTCGCAGGTGACAGAATTCATATAGGACGGGCTCCTAAGCCATCTCCGGCGCGCTTTTACAGCTGCGCGAATGGTTTATGTTTTTCCAGTGTTGACCCATCCGTTGCGGGCTATAAATCATTGGAAGACTGCCAAAGGGCCCTCGATAGGAATGAAGGCATGTGTCCTGTTAGTGCCTCGAGTTGTTTAAGGAAAACTGGATCTGACGGCAGAGATATGTCAACGTGTCAACCTGTTGTTTATGGAGTTGTCGGAGACCGCGACGCTAACGGTGAAATGATCTATGGTAACTGTAATGAAGTTTATGATGCTGGGTGCGGAACATACGACTGCCTCGAAGATGGTTGGGGTGCAAGATGTTCTTCTGTCACGGATGGCAACGGGAAATATAAATCATTGGAAGACTGCAAAGCGGCATGTAAGGCTAAGCCATCTCCTCCCCAAAGAAACAAGATTTGCCTGAGGAAAACTGGATCTAACGGCAGAGATTTGTCATCGTGTCAACCGGCTCAAGGGAAACTCGGAGCACGCGACGCTAACGGCGAAATTATCTATGAAAACTGTAATCAAGTTTATACTGCTGGGTGCGGAACATACGACTGCCTCGGTGATTGTTACCCTAACACGGATGGCAACGGGACATATAAATCATTAACAGAGTGCAAAAGTAAGTGCGCTAAGTAATAATAATGCGGTAAATAAATGATTAAAAAAATAGAGATGCTAAAATGGGCTGCAATCGTTGTAGCAATCATACTTGTCGTTCTTGTCGTTCTTCATTTCGCAGGTGACAGAATTCATATAGGACGAGGAGAAGACACGAGGTATGCTGCGCCGGGAGTTGTAGTAGGAACATTAGGTAAGCCGGAAAGGCCAACGAAACCAAATTATAAAAACGCTGTTTGGCTACCGGCAGGAACACGCGTCGTAAAAGAATCTTTGTACGCGGAATCTGTAGCTGATCCGACGAAAGCACCTCAAATGACAAAAATACCTGCGGGAACCCTTCTTACTAAAGACGGATGGGTTTTACATCTACATTCGCCATCGCCATCGCCATCGCCATCACCGTCACCTTCTCCATCGCCTTCACCATCACCGTCACCTTCTCCATCACCTTCTCCATCGCCTTCACCATCGCCATCGCCATCGCCTTCGCCATCGCCATCGCCATCGCCATCGCCTTCACCATCGCCATCGCCTTCACCATCGCCCTCACCGTCTCCACCCTCACCGTCCGGGTTATGCTGTGGACCTAAAGAATGCGAAAATGTCAGCCAGGATAAGTGCGGAGTGATTGTCGGAGCTGGAGGAGTGTGCAATTGGCAGGCCGTGGGGCCTTGTCCTCCAACACCACCCTCGCCATCTCCGCCCTCTCCACCACCGAAACCGGCACCATCTCGTGGGGTTTGCGGAGCCCCGTCCGAGTCGACGCTTTGCGGCATTTATAACGCGAATCCATATATACCCAAATATTTCTGTGAACGCACTTGTAAGGGAATTAACACTAAAGAAAAATGCGAAGCTAGAAATATCCACCCATTCTATGACAAAGAAATTAAAAAAATAAAAAATGGATGGGTAAAAGCTTTGGCGTATGCTTATAAATTTTCGGCGTTACCTGAGGAGCTTTTATCAAAAAAGCCCAAGTGTCAGTGGAATATAGTGGGGTGAAAATGATAGTTTATAACAGATATCACTGTGTATAAAAAATGAGTATAGATTACGACAAGTTTCCTTTGTTCCAGTCACTGCTGGCGAAGTGCAAACCGTCTAAGAACGGAAAGTACAAGGATCTCAGCAAAAGCGAGAAAGAGTTCTTTGTGAAAAGAGTGAAAGAATTAAGCGAAGATTCTCACGAGGTGATTTACGCGATCATTTCAGCATTCTCGCCCAGCGTAGATTCAACCATACCCTACTCTGGCGTGTTTATAGAGTCGGGAGTAGCTCAATTCAACTTCAACAAGTTCCCCCCTCAACTCAAGCGCATTTTATATAACTTTGTGGTCACTCACCTTTCCGACGACAAGTGAGTTATAAATAAAAAAATGAGTAAATAAATGAAAAGTATGAGAGGAAGAAAAAAAAATACCAGATCTGATTCTTATTCTATGGTAGGTCAAATAGGCACGTGTGCGCCCTGCAGGCCGCCACAAAGCTGTCTTATGCCCATTCCCTGCTACAACGATGATCTGAATCGTATGAACGAGAAAGATATGGCAGGTGTCATTGGACCCGCGTGGACACGCGGCGAAATCGAAAAGCCCACTGGACTGAGGGATATGGGGGGGTGGATGGCCAATTTCTATACGCCAGAACAACAACAACGACTTGGCGTGGACGAAAACGGCAATTCTATTACTGGTTCAGTAGACGGCGGCGACACGGGTCTTGACATTCCAAAATCCTGTTCTACAGTAGTTGGAGGAAATTGCGATTCACTGGATAAATGGAAAATGAGCACCGAGAGATGCCAGGATATAGGGGGTGATTCTGTAGATCCCAAATCACCTACATTTTATACTAAATATGAAGGATGCATGGGGAATAAAGGTACAGCCGGAGACATTTCACTTTGCCCTGGTGTAGGAGGAAAATGCGCGCTTCAAAACGACCAAGCTCAACAAAATAAAATCAGAGCTTACTATGGGAAAACAGACATATACAAGGTCGATGAAAACTCTCAGTATTACAAAGATGTGAGTAAAATAATGAAAAATGCATTAGATATGCTTGAAAAAAATAAAGGGTGTATTTGCAGCATGCTCTCGCAGGGAATTCAACCACTCGCCTCGTTCGATTTAGATGACACGGTCTGGAATACGTACGGAGCTATGCAGCTTAAGTTCGACCAGAAAAAGTTTGACGATGCGGCATTGGCCAGTAAGTTTCCGCCTATCCAACCAGTAGTTGATTTTATAAAAAAGATTAGGGAAATGGGAATCCTTCCTGTTTTCATTACAGGAAGAGCTAGCACTCCCGCCGTTGTGAACGAAACTCTGAAAGAAATGGATGCATTTTCTAAATTAACAGGGTTAGTCAGGGGTTATCACTACTGGTATGGAGACGATGTTTCAGGCGACAACTCGAATCATCCTGCATATGCACCTGGCAGGGATAATTCGGAAGTTGTACGGTCTAATGGTGGAATCTTTATGCACGATCCAGCCGATGTAGAAAAGGCAGTGGGAAAAGGCGCCCCGCGACCCGCAAACCAGCCTGATTCGGGTGCTAGTGGAAAATCCTTGGCTGCCTCTTTGTATAAATCAACCACGCGCTGCTGGATCCAACGGAATGGTTTGAGTGGAATGAAGGTTCATTTTGTAATCTCTGTCGGCGATCAGTGGAGCGATTCTAACGGAAGATGTTCTGGGGTGAAAGTCAAACTACCAAATCCTATGTACTATTTACCTTGAATTATTTTGATTATAAAATATAATCAAAAAAGTATCCGTGGCGAGACTCGAACTCGCAACCTTTCGATTAGAAGTCGAACGCGCTATCCATTACGCCACACGGATTGATAGGGTTTGTTGTCAAATATAAATCACGCCTTCTTGAGATTCTCCACCTCCTTTTCCTCTTCTATAACTGAAAGCTTTTCACGCTTTGCTTTAGTTTTCTTGCGTTTCTTTTTGTCCGGAATGAGCTCGCATGGAATGGTGGGTGTAGAGCTTTCTGCCATCGCAAGCATAGGCTTCAACGCCTGCAACTGTTCTGGAGGAAGCGAAGAGGTCATCTTCTGAACCGAACTCATAAGCTGTTCCATGTCGAGATCGCCGTTTTCGATGTTTTCTTGCATTCCAGTCACCAATTCTTGAAGCAATCCAGAGCTCATCATGCTCGTCATCGCTTCCATAGGATTCGCGCCTGGTTTCACCTGACTTTCCACCTTTTTCATCATATCCGAGAGGAAAGGGTTGTCATTAAACAGTTCGCGCAGTTCTTCAGGCGTGGAGTCCGCCTTTTTGGCTTTTAATACGTCAGAGGCTTTCCCCTCCGGATCGAACACCATACTCAACACGAGGAGATGCTCGAACAAGATGGCCTGGGTGTCTGCTGCATTTTCTTCTTTAGAGATGTCTTCGAATATTTTAGAAAAGTCTATGTATACTCTGGAAGAGTACTCGATGCGAGAAAGAGTCAGAGCAGTATTGCTTTCCACGATCTGTTTTCGATTGGCGACGCAAAACTCCTCAAACAACTTTACGTGTCTGGCGACCGGTCCCCTGTTCTTCAACGTCGTCTTTTTCAATAAATGATTGTACAGCTTGAGAGACAAGTCTTCTTCGAAAAACGAAGCCATCTCGTGGACGAAACGTTTCAAGGTGTTAAAACGCTTTTGCACAGGCGTCGGATCCGATTTAGTTTTTGATGCAGTGCTCATTTTTTTAAAGGTCGAGACTTTTTTAAATGGCAGTCTGGGAATCACACTAAACCCGATCGACGAAGCTTGTCCACGATGAAGCGTTCTATGTCTGGCACCTTTACCGTGTAAGGCACTTCTATGAGAAAGATGCCGTTTTTGATGCAGTTCTCTCGCGTTTTCTGATCGTTTCGCTGCTGTCTGTGAAAGTCCTCCACCGAACTGTGAAAGTGTTTCAAATACTCGTAGTGCTGCCTGCCGTGATACTCACACGCTATCTTTAATTCCTCGTTGAAGCAGTCCAACTCCAAGTTGCGACCCGTCAAAGGATTTTTCATAAAGTCAGGACGTTTGTTGGGGAATTTGCGGTGGAAAATGGACTCCAGAACACGCCGACACTCCCGTTCGCCCTTGGACTCCTGTTTTCCAGAACTGGAGTCTTGCACGGGACGATAACCGCCCATCTTCGGATCGTAGTAGTACGACTCGCTCCACGTTCCTTTGTACCCCTTTAGCTTTCTATACAACGCGTATAAACCCAAAAATATGAGAAGAACTCCCAAAGCCACCTCCCATTTCATATGTTTGAAGAGAAGATAGAGCATATTTTATTTTTATAAAGAAACTATGAATCTAGTATTTACATCCGGAACTGTTGTTTTTATGGTTATCGGACTCTACTTTTTCACCAAAAACAAAAACGACCCCCAAAAGGCCAAGCAGGACATACTCTTGTACTCTGTCGTCCCGTCTCTCATATTTGGAGCGTTTGGGCACTTAGTTCTCGCAAAACAAGTGAGAGGTTGGCAAAAATGGGGAAACAGCCCAGGCGTCGTAACTCTGCAGCGCGAACTAGGACTGTTCACTCTTGCTTTGCTAGCGGTAGCCCTGTGGAAACGCGAGGTCGACGTTGGACTGATCTGGGGCATATTCTTAGTTCTGGCAGGGCTCAACCACATCATTGTCCAAAAGAAGATCACCGACGTCGCGGTCGCTGACATCGTGTACGGGGCTTTCTTGTTGAAGGTCTTTGCTCCGCGATGACGCTCCGCGTTGGAGAAAGAACATAAGTTTAAAGAAATTAAAAAGTAGAATCAAAATGGCAACTTTGTACAAAGTACTGAAAAGAGATATTAAAAACGCCCAGTCTCACTACCAGCTCGATGTAGTGGAAAACAGACTCGAACGCGGACGGGAAAATAAAACTATCTCTGCCGCACAGGGAAGAAAACTTGAAACATTTCTATCCAACAAGGAGATGGAACTGGACTCTGGATCTCACTCAAATGACGACTACGAGGACGGATCATGCAGCAGCGAAGATTACAGCGATTAGTATAAAAATAAATATGGTTATCAATGCTACACTAGCGATAGATAACGTAGATTTTGGTTTTGGTCTAGGTGTTGGCGTCGGCTTGGGAACAGGCTTGGGCTTGACAGGCGTCGGCTTGGGAACAGGCTTGGGTTTGACAGGCGTCGGCTTGGGAACAGGCTTGGGTTTGACAGGCTTGGGCTGCAAATATGTTTGCAAAAACCCGATGGCGGCTGGGATTTGAGAATCCATAATGCCGTGCCTGTTTCCTTTAGCGACAACTCTGTACACGGGGACTCCCACTGAATTCAACACATTGAAGTAATACTCACTCGCTTCGTAAGGCGCGTACGCGTCGTTTTCAGCCTGTATCAAGCAAACCGGCGGGTGATCGGAAAAATTTAAAACTCCATCATCGTAGTTTGCTTCCACCAGATTTGTGGGACAGCACCCCAAATTTGCCGGATCGTGGCACGGCTTGAAGTTTGCTGGTTCTTCTGTCAGATTTCCATCTTTCATAAACTGGTAACAGTGATAAGACCCGCCCCCGATCAACACTGCGCCTCGTATCTTAGGCATAGGGTTTCCAGAACTTGTCTTCATAAGAGGGAATTCGTTCATCATTCGACTGCACATGTTCGCGCCAACAGAGTACCCAGATATAGCCACTCTATCGTAATTGAATGAAACGGACGGGACAAGCGTGTTGGAGTAGATTTTGTCAAACACGATGCGGAGCGCGTTCGCATCGGGGTTGTTTCCCTCGTTCCAACACTGATCCCCCGAAGAATCGGCTAAATTGCACGGAAAAAGGTCTTCCGTATCGTAGGCCATCCCCTCTCCAAGCATCACGACCGCAAACCCAGAACTAAGCAAATATCTCTTGTAGTACATGGAAGTCAACAAACCCGTAAGTTCGTCATCGTCCAAGAACTCTTGGTTCAGAAACTGCTCCGCGATGCCGCCAACGAGAAGTCTGTTGGTGGCCTCGTTTTGATCCCAGCCTTCTGCCATCCCGTCCCGACCCATAAAGTCGAACATAAACACTACAGGCCAGCCGTCAGACGGCATCTTTGACGTCGTGGGCGTCGCTACCGCGATCGATCTTTGCTGTTGACCGTCGTTTATCCACGCCCACTGTTGGGTGTACCCGGGTCCATTTTTAGTGATACCCGGTTTCACCTCGGTAAACGTTTTGTACGGAGTTAATTTGTTCAACGATTTTGGAACCAAGTCCGAACACTTACCGCCGCCCCCCACCATGATGTAGGCGACAGGACCCAGATTAATCGTCTTGTCGTACTTGTCGGGAGGTTCGGGCAGAGTTTTGCACAATTTTAAATTATTTATTTCATTCGCCTCTCTCTTCTTGTACTTTTTTCCTTTCTTATCCACGCAACAGTTGTCTCCCGTGCAAGACACTCTTCTCAGCAAAGGCACATCGCACGAATCCAAAATAGTACCCTCGTAACACCACGGCACTGCCATGTTAGTTTTGCTGTTCCACCAATCATTCGGTTTCTCGTAACACCCTCCTCTAGATTCGCATACGGCCTTGTCGCCGCATTCATTACCGCAACCAGCCAGATTTACTCGATCTTCTCGTTTTATTAAACACTCGGACGCGCCAGCCTCTTTATAACACCACGGCGTTCCGTCAAAGTCGTGAGGCGGCGGCGGTCTCTCAAAGCACCCCCCTCGCCTTTTACACCCCTCTTCCGTCGTGCAAACATCGAGCGGACAACTGTTGTCGTAGTTCACGCGTTGGCTGTACGGCACGTCGCACGACGTTTTAGGCGCTACAGCAAAAGACGGTGCAAATCTACCACTTTTTCTTCTAGGAAAAGTTTTCATTTTGTAGTTATTTATTAATTACAAAATACTCTTTCCCATTTATTCGTCGATCAACGTTTCCTCCAATTGACCTGCTGCGTGCGCTTTGTTTATAATTCCGCAGAATTCGTAAAAGTCGTCTCTCATGAAATCAGCGGAAAGCCCCGACTGGATAATCTTACCGGAGTGAAAGACCAAAAAGGTGTTGTACCGCACGTGCTTGAGCTTCGATTCTCGATCGGAGTCGGACAACGTGTCCAAGTACTCTTTGTAAGACGTAAGAGAACCCCTCCACTTATCATTCAAATCAAGAATCTTCTCTCTTTCCGAGTAAAGAGCGTTGCGCCTTCTATTCCGTTGCTTTTCCTTCTGGTCTCTGAAAAAGTCTTCCTTGGTCATCTCTTTGTACTGCTCTTCGTCGTAACCATCGTCGACCCATTTTTTCAGTTTTAGACTTTCCACCCTCTTCCACTCATCCATCCACCCATCATCTTCCGCTTCAGGTGTCTTCTCCTCTTCCTCGTATGACACTTGGATAATAGGCACTTGGATCTTTGTAATCTTCAAATCTGCAATCGGCTTTGTGATCCTCTTTTTCACATTCAGCCCGGTGTAGCCGAAACTCGTCTCTAACAAACAGTGGTAGTCCGGATTGGTGTCCACAATATACTGGTCGAACAACTCGCGGTTTATATTGATGCCCAACGTGAAATCTAGGTTTCGCATCGCTGGTATGATCAAAGCTTTCATACAACCATCGGAACAGCTGTAATAACTAGTACCCTTGATGTTGTCCCAAATGCAACGAATGCACTGAATCGCATGATCGAAAGAAAGCGCTCCCGTGATTTGAAAAGTACCGTTGCGACACACTTTAAAGTTCAAAAGCTTGGTTCCCGCATTGATCACTACAGTAAAACTGTTTCGAAACCATCGCTTGTTCTTCTTACGCGGCTTCATATTCACGCCGCGGATATTGCCCATATAGTTGATTGAAATAATTTCCCCCACTGGAATGCTCGAAAGCAGAACGCGCAGTTTCTCGTTCTTAGCTACCCTAAGATCCGGATTAACCGGACTGTGCACGGGCAGGTACTTTGAAATTTTTTCGATATCTATCGTCAAGTTAGTGCTCGCCGTAAAAGTACGCGTCGACACTTTCATCTTCTCGAAATCTTTGGAAATAAGAGCTGTTGTTGAAGTAGTCATTTTCCTGAAATAAAACAAAGAGTTTTAAATCATTTTCGTCAACATTTGACGTACCCCGGCTTTGAACCTGATATAAAAGGAAATGCATAATGCGCGTCGTCGTAATCCGCGAAAAGCTCCTCTCCCGCACCTATATTCCTCAGCGCCACTAGATTTATTTTGCCGTTCTTACCTGTTTCTACCTTGACGTTTTTCGCCTGTGAACAATGGTTTATGTAAGGGATAAATTTGGACGCATACCTTTTGAAATCGTAGTTGGACATTCCTATCCGTAAAACCACACCAAGAGGCTTTTTCGGAAAACAGTCGAGAAGAACAACATCGCCTTTGCCTATATCTTTCTCGGTAAAAACCCCATTTCCGTGCACGGCAGAAGGCTTCAAACGGAGAAAGTCATCTCCCTCCGTATCGACCAGGTAATTCTCTTCCGTTGTAAAAGATTGAACTGCTTTACGATGCCGCGGAGCGGCTACGACAACAACGCACAAAATCAAACAAAACGCAAGTATAACTAACCATTTACTTCTCATTTATTAATCCATTTTTATTCTTACATCCCCAAAAACTCCTTCGTCCTCTTCGCCATCGCTTCTCGGTGTGCGATCGCTAGTTGTTTTTGCAACTCCTTTTCCTCCTCTGTATCTACCCTAAGCGTGAATGACTTGCCCCTGCGCTTTCCCTCCTCATCTTTCCACACCGCCTTCCAACGACCTTTCCTGTTTCCGACTGGTTTGTGCCACTCAACACCGGTGTGGCCGCTCGTATTATTCTTCTGCTTACTTTTGTTCAGGGCATTCACGCGACCTCCTCCCTCTCGCACGTTGCTCCGAAGATTGTTCAGGCCGTCCCGATCGATGTGATCGACCTCCGAAAACTGAGGATACAGTATGTTGTGAACCTTTTTGTTACGTTCGGCTCTTCCGATCCAAGCATAACTGGTTTTCTTTCCTTTTTCTAAATACGCCCGGACCGCGCCCTTAGACCGAATAAATTCAAGTTGGTCTGTTTCTAACTTCATACATTTTTCAATTTTTGGATTACCTCGTCCATTGTTCTGTAAAAGCTTCATCTCGTAGTATTCGTACCCAACCGGCAAAACTGGATGACTTATCACGGTAACTAGTCGCACCTGATTTCTTGTCAACCCTCTCTTTTCACATTCACGTTTTTGAAAGGATTCGGCAATGGCACGGGTAAACGATCCGTGCACTTTTTTATGAAAAGTCTTGCCACATCCGCCGTGTTCTTTCTTAAAATTAACTTTGACGCGTTCATCTGTTTCCTGCAAGTATCCGACAGTGATTCCGCCAGTCCAAGGACCCTTCTCATATTTTTCTTCTATTTTCTCAGTAGGAGCGGACACTGCAGACAAAGGCAGATCTGCTACACGACGGCATCTATCGCAAGATCCAGTTTTAGATTTTTTCCAATTGCTTGTAAAAACTGTGAATTCGATGTGGCACTTGCATACGACAATGATACTACGAGCTTTTTCTGACACTCCCTTGTACGTGTATCCTAACTCTTCGCATTTCTGTTTGCATTGATTGATAACTTTCGAACTAATTCCTTTCTTGGAACAGTCGCTGCATCCAGAAAACCTTTTTACAAGTTGTTGCTTTAGTTTTCTGTCGGTCTTTCCGCACTTGCACGTAAAAACGACGTAGCGTGAATCTTCTTCGCATATCGACCAGTTGCTGCATCCAGCCGCTTCGATAGCTTCGTTAATTTTTTGACGAGTACGTTCTGTAATCTTTGGGTTTGGCATTGTTTGTTTAGTAATATTTCCAGTTCTATAAATCATTTTTAATAATGCAATTCATTAATCCTGATAATATTAATCGCGTGTTGTTTCTATACTATATTTGTATAGAAAGTATATATATGCACTGCTCGGAGGAGCACTCTTACAAAACTGGAAAACCAAGGGCACCACCTGAAATTCTGATGATGTTGTTGTTGACACAGGTGAGCACAAACTTGTACTTCTGCTGTTCCTGGATACCAGAGGACTGCGGGTTGTTTGGACCAACGGCACCGACCTGACTGAGCGGCGGTAAGGAAGCACTTCCAGTGCCATTATTCTTGGCGGCGTTTTGGCAAAGCGCCGTAAACTCCGGAACAATCGACACGTTGGTAAGCTTGCCGTAGTTGGTGGAACCCATCGGGTCGAGGCAGATGAAGTCCAGCGAGTACGAGTAGCAGTGGTAACCGCTGACCTCCGGGACGACCGGCGCGGTGAAGTACGGGTTGACCTGCGAAAAGTAGTCGTTGCCCATCTGGCCGAGACGGTTGGTGTTCTCGTAGACGAGAGAGCAGCGCAGGAGAGGATCGACCTGGTACTGACCGCTGAACTTGAGCGGGCACGCCGTGAGGTCACCCATCTGCGGCGAACCGGTGGTGTAGGTGGAACCCTCATTATCGTGAGTGATATTCTGGATCGCGAAGAAGAGAACCTTGATCGCGTGGGAAAGACGCAGATCGATCGACTGGGACGTATTGGTTTGGGGAGTCACCGTGACTTTAGATGCCATCTGAGCCTGTTCGATGAGAATGTCGCGCGGAGCACAGGCCATACGCTTACGCTCATCGTTGGACACGATAGCGTAGTTCGCCCAAACCTGAACAGATTCGAAGGACGGTTCAGTGTTGCCCACGGTTTGTGCTCCGCCGATTGAAAGTCGTGTTGCATCTTGGAACTTTTTAACATAAGGCTGGTTTGCGGTCGTAGCCGTTACATTACGCTCCGCGATGAGAAGATCCCTCCAGTCGGCGAAGGTAAAGTTGATGCGCATCTCGTTGTACGGAAGAGCCGCCGTCGGAAGCGCGACGCCCGAATCGCGGGAGTAGAAAAAGGGCAGCGGCAGGTTGAGGTACGTCACTCTCGGACCGCCATCCTTCTGGACGACGTCATCCAGCGATCCACCCGCAAGATTATCGAGATCAGGAGGAAGGCTGACTCCAGCTGCAGCGGTACCCACAGCGCTAGTGTTGGTAAGCGCGACAGTGTTGCCGATCATATTGTTGTAAGCCAGCTGCTTACCCTTCGGGACGGTGAAGGCCGCCCAGAAATCAAGATGCGTGTTGTCGAAGCGAGCAGCGACCAGATCGTTGAACGTGATGGCGCATTCCTTGATCAGATTGTGCATCAGATTACGCGTCCAGCGGATGCGAGTGAACTCCTCGGTCGGCGTGTTAGGAAAGTATTTGACTTGGTTGAGACCGATGCGAAGCCAGGTCTGAAGCAGGTAATCACCAGCACGAGAAATGCTGACCGACCAGCTTTGGCCAAACTTGGGCTGACCAGAGGCGTTCGAGAGAACAACCGGCACCTGAGTGAACCAGGTAGACTTGCACGTAGTGCGAACGAAGTACGCAACTGCGTCGCCGCAGCCGTACATGTACTTCTCGAGCTCGTCGTAAGTGGCGAGGTCAATGAATCCCGAGGTAATGTTGGATGATTGAATGCTCATTGTTTTATATTGTGCAATATTTTTTTTTTAAGTTGGAAATTAACGATAGTCGTCGCTGAGTAATATTTTTTAAAAGTAAAATTGAAGTAATCTATGATATGACCAAAAGCGACGACGATTATGAAAAAACGACAACGTCTCGTCGACGACTACGATTGAAGAAGCAGCAAATCAATCGCCCCCTCAACGTGTCGCACGTGAAAGCTCGAATAGACACTGGTTTAAAGAAGAAGTCCGAATCCAAGTCCAGCGGAAAGGGAAAAAGGTTGGTGAAAACGTACGTAAAGAAAAAAATGTTGCCACTGCCGGAGTTGACAACATTGAAAGATTTGATCGAACTCGGAAAACGAATAAAACAAGGCCAGCGGTTCGTGCGGATAGACAATGATTCACTGAAGCGGTGCTGCGACCACTTGCAAGAGTTGGACGATCTGATTGGACTGGAAATGCTCAAGTCGACGGTTTTCGACCAGCTCGTCTACTTTCTGCAGAAACTAGACAAGATAACCAACAACGAGTACCTGCACACCATGCTCGCCGGTCCGCCCGGAGTGGGCAAAACGACCGTCGCCAGAATACTCGGCAAAATATACGCCTGTCTGGGCGTCATTGAAAACCCCAAAAGCATTTTTAAAATCGCGCACCGAGAAGACCTCGTCGCCTCCTACTTGGGACAAACGGCGACGAAAACGCTCGCGCTGCTCAAATCCTGTCTAGGAGGAGTCTTGTTCATCGACGAAGTGTACTCCCTCGGATCAGGAAAGGAAGGAAAAGATTCCTTCTCGAAAGAAGCCGTGGACACGCTCTGCGGATTTCTCTCGGAAAATGCAGGCAAATTCATATGCATCATTGCCGGGTACGAAAAGGACATTGAACGCTGCTTCTTCAACCTCAACAAGGGACTCAAGTCCAGATTCCAATGGGTGCACGTCCTGGAACCCTACTCCGGAACACAACTGAACAAAATATTTCTGTCGCAAATCAACGACATCGGATGGACGGTTGAAGAAAAAGACAAACGCGAAATTGAAAACGTCTTCCAGGACGAAACTCTCTTTGAAAACGGACAAGGCAGAGCCATCAAAAACTTTCTCTTCAAATGCAAAATCGCACACTCCAAAAGACTCTTGCGTGAACAAAATAAAAAAAACGGATGTCTATCCATTCAAGACATTCAAGACGCCGTGAAATCGCGCGCAAACACCCACGACGAATCAACACACAACTTTCAATCCATGTTTCTCTGATTTAAATTCTAAAAGGAGAATTTAAACACATTTGGATAGGTTTTTAATCAGTCATGGCAAGTTGGCGGTCACCCAAACGAACAGTCATTGCACAATCGGCCAAAGTAAAACCGGTCGGCACAAACCTTACAACAGTCACGTTGATATGGGTGTTTCCGTTTCTACTAATAGCTGTAGAACACGCCCCGCCCAATTGTGTATCAGGCACAGCGGCATTATCTGTAGAAGTCGCGTTAGCGTAAACAGTTGTAGTTCTTTCAAGATTCGTGAAGGGATCCGTACTTGCTTTTCTACTGGGCGCAGAAATAACAATGCGCTGAAAGATGCCAGAGGGGCCTTTGAGTAAGAATTGCCAACCTTCAGTTGTATTATCATCCGCCGAGTATCCAACTATATAACTTTTATCAGTAACACCCAAATCCTGATCCGCAAGCAGAACGAATACAACATTTGCGCTGACGGACCTGCCCGCACCATCAATCTCAACTGCCGGCGTTGTACCGGCATTGATTGCAGTTAAAATATCTTCTTTAGCAAATGTAATTTTATCGCCTACTTTATACCCAGTTCCAGGGTTCTCAATAGAAAGTGATAAATTGCCTTGGATGCCGGCAGCGGGAGTCACGGTAAATTTAGCAGTCATGCCCGTACCGTTCACTGACGTTGTAGAGGATGAAGCAACAGCGCTATTGGTGGTACCGGCCTGTGACAAGGCAGTTCCGCCTGTGTTGTCATATGTGACCTGGACGCCCGCTTCTGTTTTGGCGGCGCCACTTCCAGCAATCATCGATAAATTTTCGCAAAACACGTTAGATCCTAAACCGAGCTCGGTTCCAGAGTACGGAAGTCTTGGAGGTTGATATAAGAAAGCCATTTTTAATTTATGGCAATAATTTTTTTAAAATCTGCATTGCAAGCGTCTTTTTTTTTGCCGAATTGGTTTGCTACTACTCGAGTGGATCCGATGTTGACGTCGACGTTGTGATGAGTGTGTCCGAACACCCACACGTCGGCCTTTTTAAAGATGGAGGTGTTCTCGAGATTGGTTGCGTAGAAAGACGAGTATTTTCTGGCGAAGCGCGAGGGGAGAAGCAGAGTTTTCGAGGGGGCGTGGTGGGTGATGACGACCAAAGGACCGTCAGTTTTCATTTTAGACACGCGATAAAGCCATTTAATGTCTCGTCTGTGCATCGCCTGGTATTCTTCTACCGACACGTCGAGGCGTATGTATTCGGGCAACGCTTTGGCGTTTCCAACGTCCGACCAAAGAGTAGCTCCGGCAAACGTGACGCCGTCGATGCTGACCATTTTTCGATCGAGAACGTGAACGTTTTGGAGGCGGGGATTCTCTGAAACGGCGCGTTTGAAGGCGTACAGCAACTCTCCTAGAGACTTGTACTTTCTGTTTGCGTTCGAGTCGTGGTAGTACTCGTGGTTTCCCGGCACGTAGAGCACGTGTTTGAACTTGCCGGCCGCTTCTTCGAGCAGTTGGATCATAGGCTGTATGCGGTGAAACGATCCCATGTCGCCTGCTATGACCAAAGTGGGCGTGCGCGCTTCTATCTGCTTGATGACAGTAAATGATTTGGGATCGCCTGCTTCGATGTGCAGGTCGGATATAATTTGAAAGGTTTGATTAATCTTATTCATAGTTGATTTATGCATAGGTAAAATACCTTTATTTACGATCGTTTTCACCGGGTAGTGATTTAAAGTATGACAAAATGGTGAGAAAGAAATGAGCGAAGTAATCGAAGTAAAAGAACTGAATCTGGAGCTTATCGCGCCTGCAACGAGCGGGAATCACGCCGGCGGGTTCAAGCTCGTGGTCGTGGGGAAGCCGGGTACAGGAAAATCTACGTTGATATCAGCCTTGTTGTACGCTAAAAAACATTTGATACCCGCTGGTATAATTATGTCAGGCTCAGAGGACTCGAACGGGTTCTACAGCAAGATGTTTCCGGCGTCGTTTGTGTTCAACGAGTACAGCGAGTCTCAGTTGAAAAAGTTTGTGAAGCGTCAGAAGATGGCTAAGCAGAAGATGAACAATCCGTGGGCAGTGGTGCTTTGCGATGATTGCACGGACAGTTCAAAAATTTTCAACACAAAGATTCAGCAAGGTATGTACAAGAGGGGTAGGCACTGGAACATGCTTTACATTTTGTCTTTGCAGTACGCCATGGACATCAACCCGGCAATCCGTACGAACGTGGACGGGGTATTCATCCTTCGTGAGCCGATTCTGAAGAACCGCAAAGCGCTGTACGAGAACTACGCGAGTGTGATCGGGGATTTCAACATCTTTTGCGAGTTGATGGACGCGCTGACGACAGACTACACGTGCCTGTACATTCACAACGCGATCCAAACGAATCGGTGGCAGGATTGCGTGTTTTACTACAAGGCGGATCCGCCGCCCGACAATTTTAGATTCGGGTGTCGCGAGTTTTGGAAGCATCATCACGACCGTTTTGACCCGGATCACGTCAACAATTTCGACGATTTCGACGAAGATTAACCGCGTAGCGGAGCGGCGATGTAAAGATACTTAAACAGGTTGGTTGGTGTGGATAAATGTCTGCATCGTATAAAAGATACAACGACTTAGGTTCCACTGCGGCTGAAAAGGCTAGGGAAAAGGTTGTCCAAGAACAAATGCTCTCCGCTCAGCAAAAGATTTTGGAGCAGCAACATTTGCTGGAGCAGCAACAGAAACAACTGGATTTACAGAAGAAACAATTGGCACGCAGCAGCGCCTACGCCCAGCAAGAAGCACAGGCCAGAGCGGTGAATTCCCGAGGATCTC